AGATGTGTTTCCTGGTAATACAAATCCACTCAATATGAATGTAACACTTGATTATTTGGGCAATGTTCCAGATTCTGCTTTTTCTAATAAAACAAACTTGAATACGGTAATTCTTAGTAACTTAATTACCGGCGTTGAAAATAACGCATTCAATGGTTGCACTAGTTTAACCGATATTACATTATCTGATTCCGTTACAACAATTGGTAATAATGCATTCAATGGTTGCACTAGTTTAACCGATATTACATTATCTGAATTTGTTACAACAATTGGTAATAATGCATTCAATGGTTGCGCTAATCTAACGTCTATTACAATTCCTGCTTCCGTTACCACAATTGGTAATAGTGCCTTTGGCAGCAATACAAATTTAATAAATATAATTATTAAATCATACATACCAAACTTGCAAGATGTGTTTATAGATTCAAATGCAGTAAATATGAGTCTAACGCTTGATTATTTGGGCAATGTTCCAGATTCTGCTTTCCTCAACAAAACAAATTTGAATACTGTAATTCTTAGTAACTTAATTACCAGCATTGAAAATAATGCATTCAGTGGTTGCACGAATCTAACTTCTATTACATTACCGGATTCAGTTACAACATTTGGCAATTATGCGTTCAATGGTTGCACGAATCTAACTGATATTACATTATCTGAATTTGTTACAACAATTGGTGTTTATGCATTTGAAGGCTGTACAAATCTAACTTCTATTATAATTCCTGCTTCAGTTACAACAATTGGTAATAGTGCCTTTGGCAGCAATCCGAATTTAATAAATATAAATATTAAATCATACATATCAAACTTGCAATATGTGTTTCTTGATTCAAATGCAGAAAATATGAGTATAACGCTTGATTATTTGGGTAATGTTCCAGATTCTGCTTTCTCTAATAAAACAAACTTGAATACGGTAATTCTTAGTAACTTAATTACCGGCGTTGGCAATTATGCATTCAGTGGTTGCACGAATCTAACTTCTATTACATTACCGGATTCCGTTACAACATTTGGCAATTATGCATTCAATGATTGCGCGAATCTAACTGATATTACATTATCTGAATTTGTTACAACAATTGGCGAGTACGCATTCAATAATTGTAGTAGTTTAACGTCTATTACATTCCCAGCTTCCGTTACCGCAATTGGTAATAGTGCATTTGGCAGCAATCCAACTTTAACAAATATAATTATTAAATCATACATATCAAACTTGCAAGAGGTGTTTATGGATTCAAATGCAGTAAATATGAGTATAACACTTAATTATTTGGGTAATGTTCCAGATTCTGCTTTCCTTAACAAAACAAACTTGAATACTGTAATTCTCAGTAACTTAATCACAGGTGTTGAAAATAACGCATTCAGTGGTTGCACGAATCTAACCAGTATTACATTATCGGATTCCGTTACAACATTTGGCAATTATGCATTCAATGATTGCACGAATCTAACTAGTATTATATTATCTGAATTTGTTACAACAATTGGCGAGTACGCATTCAATAATTGTAGTAGTTTAACGTCTATTATAATTCCAGGATCCGTTACTACAATTGGTAATAGTGCCTTTGGTACTAATCCGAATTTAATAAATATAATTATTAAATCATACATACTAAACTTACAAGATGTGTTTCTTAATTCAAATGCAGAAAATATGAGTCTAACACTTGATTATTTGGGTAATGTTCCAGATTCTGCTTTCCCCAACAAAACAAACTTGAATACGGTAATTCTTAGTAACTTAATTACCGGCGTTGAAAATAATGCATTCAGTGGTTGCACGAATCTAACTTCTATTACATTATCGGATTCTCTTACAACAATTGGCGATTCTGCATTCAGTAGTTGCACGAATCTAACGGAAATTACATTCCCGGCTTCAGTTACCACAATTGGTAATTATACATTTAATGGTTGCTCTAATCTAACTGATATTTCATTCTCGGATTCCATTACAACAATTGGCGAGTATGCATTCAATAATTGCGCAAATTTAACTAGTATCACATTACCGGCTTCCGTTACCACAATTGGTAATAGTGCCTTTGGCAGCAATCCGAATTTAATAAATATAATTATTAAATCATACATATCAAACTGGCAAGAGGTGTTTATTAATTCAAATGCAGTAAATATGAGTATAACACTTGATTATTTGGGCAATGTTCCATTTTCTGCTTTCTCTAACAAAACAAACTTGAATACGGTAATTCTTAGTAACTTAATTACCGGCGTTGAAAATAATGCATTCAGTAGTTGCACAAATCTAACTTCTATTACATTATCGGATTCCGTTACAACAATTAGCGAATATGCATTCAGTAGTTGCAGTAATCTAACAGAAATTACATTCACTGCTTCAGTTACAACAATTGGTAATAATGCATTCAATGGTTGCACTAATCTAACTGATATTTCATTCTCGGATTCCATTACAACAATTGGCGAGTATGCATTCAATAATTGTAGTAGTTTAACAGATGTCACATTACCGAATTCCGTTACAACAATTGGTAATAGTGCCTTTGGTAGCAATCCGAATTTAATAAATATAATTATTAATTCATACATATCAAACTTGCAATATGTATTTCTGGATTCAAATGCAGAAAATATGAGTATAACACTTGATTATTTGGGCAATGTTCCATTTTCTGCTTTCTCTGATAAAACAAACTTGAATACGGTAATTCTTAGTAACTTAATTACCGGCGTTGAAAATTATGCATTCAATGGTTGTGCGAATCTAACTTCTATTACATTCCCGGATTCCGTTACAACAATTGGTAATTATGCATTCAATGGTTGCACGAATCTAACATCTATTACATTATCTGAATTTGTTACAACAATTCGCAAGTATGCATTCAATGGTTGCACAAATCTAACGTCTATTATAATTCCTGCTTCAGTTACAACAATTGGTAATAATGCATTTGGTAGTAATTAGAATTTAATAAATATAATTATTAAATCATACATATCAAACTTGCAATATGTGTTTCTTGATTCAAATGCAGAAAATATGAGTATAACACTTGATTATTTGGGTAATGTTCCAGCTTATGCTTTCTCTAACAAAACAAATTTGAATACGGTAATTCTTAGTAACTTAATTACCGGCGTTGGCAATTATGCATTCAATGGTTGCGCGAATCTAACTTCTATTACATTATCAGATTCCATTACAACAATTGGCAATTATGCATTCAATGGCTGCACAAATCTAACTTCTATTACAATGCCTGCTTCTCTTACAACAATTGGTAATAATGCATTCAATGGTTGCGCAAATCTAACAGATATTACATTACCTGGTTCTGTTACCACAATTGGCAATAATGCATTCAATAGTTGCGCAAATCTAACTAGTATTACATTATCGGATTCCATTACAATAATTGGCAATAGTGCCTTTGGTAGCAATCCGAATTTAATAAATATAATTATTAAATCATACATATCAAATTTGCAAGATGTGTTTCTTAATTCAAATGCAGAAAATATGAGTCTAACATTTGATTATTTGGGTAATGTTCCAGATTCTGCTTTCCTCAACAAAACAAACTTGAATACGGTAATTCTTAGTAACTTAATCACCTGCGTTGAAAATAATGCATTCAGTGGTTGCACGAATCTAACTTCTATTACATTATCGGATTCTCTTACAACAATTGGCGATTCTGCATTTAATAGTTGCACGAATCTAACTTCTATTACAATGCCTGCTTCCGTTACCTCAATTGGTAATTATACATTCAATGATTGCACGAATCTAACTTCTATTACATTATCAGATTCTCTTACAACAATTGGCGTTGCTGCATTTAATGGTTGCACAAATCTAACTTCTATTACATTCCCGGCTTCAGTTACAACAATTAGTAATAATACATTCTATAATTGCACTAGTCTAACTAGTATTACATTCTCTGAATTTGTTACAACAATTGGCGATTCGGCATTCAATGGTTGCGCGAATCTAACAGAAATTACATTCCCTGCTTCCGTTACAACAATTAGTGATTATGCATTTGGTGGTTGCACAGTGTTGAACAATGTTTTTTTCTTTGGCAATATACCATTAATCGGCATAGAAAACTTTACATCAACCGATGATACATGTTTCTATAAGGTTGATGAACAAACAAACACAAATGCGGATACAGTGACAACTAGTTTGTCAATGTTTACAAATAAATCAATGATAACAAATGGAGGTCCAATTATAACTAATTTTTTGATTCCAACTAAAACATATGGTGATGCCCCATTCTATATTGATGCCCCATCTTCCAACATGGACGGTGTTTTCAGTTACACAAGTTCAAATCCGTCAGTTGCTACTGTTTTTGAAAATATTATAACTATTGTTTCTCCAGGTACTACTATTATCACCGCAATTCAAAATACAAATGATGATCAAACTGGAACAATTCAAACCACATTTATAGTAAATAAAATATCTCCTCAAATTGGTGAATTTGTAATACCAAATAAATTTTTGAGTGATGTGTCATTTTCTATTATTGAACCAATTAAGCCAAATAACCACACCGGTACGTGGGCATACACATCATCTGATTTAACCAAAGCAACAATAAGTGGAAACCACATTACAATCATAAACACTGGAATGGTTACGATCACTGCCACACTCTCTAGCGATTCTATATATGATTCAATAACAACAACAACACCGTTTTCAATAAGTAGAGAAACAATTGCTATAACAAATATTATTCCAGCATCAATTGAGCCGGTTGGAAACACTGTTGTACTTTCTTCAACTATGTTCTCATCTGCAAACCGGGAAACGTTAAATCCCTCTATCGGAACACGTGATGAAAAAATAGAAAACCGAAAAACACTGATAAATACATTGTTTTCTGTGTTTTCAACTGTCAATACCATTAATATTCCATCAAGTTTATTTTATTTACCACCGACTATTTCAGCGACTGACGTGAAAATTATAAAAACGGCAGGAACAACCAGCGAAGCCCCAATTTTTATAAATGCGAGTGAGCTTAATACAACGACCGCATTCTTTTGTTCAATTGATGAAGTTGGAAATTCAGTGGTACTTAATGGTGTAAATTATAATAATGGTTACAGTATGAAAATAACAAAAGAGTCCGATAACTACTACATAATTACTAAAACTGACGATAACGGTATCTCTACAACAAGAAGTGCAGTTCAAGACGATATTATTTATTATGCCGGGTTTAAAATAGTGATTGGTTCTATTACTGGCGAATTGACGGAGGCAGCATCAAATATGATGTGTTTCAAAAAAGGAACTCAAATTTTAACAATTGACGGATATAAACCAGTAGAAAAGTTGATAAAGGGTGACTTAATCAAAACCGTTGCTAACGGGTTCTTGCCAATTGATATGATTGGTAAAAAAAAAATGATTCACAGTGTATCAAATAAACGAATCAAAGACCAACTATACCAGTGTTCTTCATCTGAATACCCAAATGTATTTGGAGAATTGGTAATTACTGGGTGCCATTCTATCTTGGTAAAAGATTTTTTCTCCAGCGAACAGAGAGAGAAAACTATGGAATACAACAAAGGTCGCGTATTTATCACAGACAATCATTATCGCTTACCTGCATTTTTAGACAATCGTTCATCGATCTACGAACATGCTGGGACTTATACTATTTACCATTTTGCTTTAGAAAATTCAGACTATTATATGAATTATGGGGTGTATGCAAATGGATTATTAGTAGAAACATGTAGTAAGCGATATTTAAAAGAAATTGCCAATATGGAATTGATTGAGTAATGATTCTTGTTGTGACGGCAAAAAAACAAATAAAATGTTTATACCAAGTGTGTAAAAATACAGTTATAAATTACTGTATTTTTATTTATCAATTTATTTGCGCATTTTATACCAGTGAAGATTTAAAATGGAACGCCCCAGAGGGGCGTAATTTCAAATCGTTACTGATATCTGACCCTTAAAAAATTAAAATGGGACATTTTAATTCTTCAATGGTTTAAATATGCAAAGGTGTAAAATATAAAGAAAAGTTGTAAATGTAAATTTACATCACACAAATTTTATTTTTTAGATATTTTCTCATTTTTCTTTTTGGTTGGTGTAATATGAGTTTCTTCTGTGACACTGACTTCTTCTGTGACACTGACTTCTTCTGTGACACTGACTTCTTCTGTGACACTGACTTCTTCTGTGACACTGACTTCTTCTGTGACACTGACTTCTTCTTGTCTTTTAGCTTCCTCTTCTGCTAAGCGGAGTTCTTCTTGTCTTTTAGCTTCTTCTTCTGCTAAGCGGAGTTCTTCTTGTCTTTTAGCTTCCTCTTCTGCTAAGCGGAGTTCTTCTTGTCTTTTAGCTTCTTCTTCTGCTAAGCGGAGTTCTTCTTGTCTTTTGGCTTCTTCTTCTGCTAAGCGGAGTTCTTCTTGTCTTTTGGCTTCCTCTTCTGCTAAGCGGAGTTCTTCTTGTCTTTTTGCCTCTTCTTCTGCTAAGCGGAGTTCTTCTTGTCTTTTTGCCTCTTCTTCTGCTAAGCGGAGTTCTTCTTGTCTTTTTGCATCTTCTTCTGCTAAGCGGAGTTCTTCTTGTCTTTTTGCCTCTTCTTCTGCTAAGCGGAGTTCTTCTTGTCTTTTTGCCTCTTCTTCTGCTAAGCGGAGTTCTTCTTGTTTCTTGGCTTCTTCTGCTAAGCGGAGTTCTTCTTGTTTCTTTGCTTCTTCTGCTACTCGGAGTTCTTGTTGTCTTTTGGCTTCTTTTGCATTATCTTCAGCAGAACTTTGGGCGGGTCTTCTGAAAAAATTAAATCCAAACATTTTATATATTTGCTTATTATTTTTTTACAAAATAATAAACTAACAGCTAAAGATTTACCAAAACGAGCCACCCGCTAAAGCGCTGTTGGCCGGCGCAGGACCGAAATCTGAAAAATCCCCTTGTGGCGCACCACCGGTTCCTGTAACTTTCATCATGTAATCGTATCCTTGACCAGAGCTTCTATTACTAGTGGTAACGGCTGGCGGCGGAGGAAACATCCCTGTCTGGGCGCGCGAATCATCCACTGAATCTGCCTGGCTAGGTTGGTGGTTCTGCACTCCATTCATTCCCTCTTTTCTTCCCTGTTTCTTTTTCTCTGCACCGGGTCCATTCCACAACTCGTAAGCCCGATCAACCAAGATATTAACCTTGATTCCCAACTTTGTCTGCAGACTGAGAACAATCACCAAGAACGCCAAAATGACGGTGGTCAAGTTGAACGCCTCATATTTGTATCCACTGTATGTAGGGAAATAGGTGATAACACGATGAATCAAAACCACCCCAATAAACATAACAACAATTTGGATGAAGATTTCTGCTAAAAGTTCGAGAGACGACTTCTCAATGTCGGCTTCAGGTACAAATTTCTGGATAGTTTTGTTGAGTAGAACAACGGGTAAAATGGCGGTCAATGAATACTGGATGACATTCAGAATTTCGGCTTTTCCTTCATCGGACGAATCAAATACGTGGTTTATAAAAGTATTTTGGTTAATTGATTTGGCTTCGTGAATGATATTTTCCATTGATTATATATAGTATATAAAAACAAAATTAAAGATTTCTTGATTAATTATTTCATCTGATGCACCAAGAACAACAATATTTGGACCTGATTAAAAACATTCTGGATAACGGAACATGGGAAGAGGGGCGAAACGGCCGAACAAAAAGCGTGTTTGGTAACATGATGCGTTTCGATTTAACAAACGGGAAAATCCCAATTCTGACCACCAAGAAAACGGCGTGGAAAACTTGTCTAAAGGAGCTTTTGTGGTTCATTCGCGGTGAGACCGACAACAAGTTGTTGCAGGACCAGGGTGTCCATATTTGGGATGGCAATACCACGCGTGAATTCCTGGACTCTAGAGGATTAAACTATAGAGAAGGCTTGATTGGCCCTGGGTACGGGTTTCAGTGGCGACATTTCAATGCGCCTTATGACCAGGAGAGTGGCGGCCCTTCGGAAAAGGGTATAGACCAATTGCAACAAATCATTGATACACTCAAGGATCCCGCACAGAGAACCAGTCGTCGTATGGTTATGACCGCGTGGAACCCGCTTCAAATAGACAAAATGGCGCTTCCGCCTTGCCACATTTTGTGCCAGTTCAATGTGCATGACGGGAACAAGCTGTCTTGCTGCATGATGCAGCGCAGCAACGACGAGGCATGTGGGACAACAATAAATATTGCTTCGTATAGCTTCCTTACGCATTTGTTAGCAAAACATTGTGGTCTTGAAGCATATGAATTTGTATATTTTAAAGGTAATTGTCATATTTATGAAGACCATGTAGAAGGATTAAAATTACAAATTACAAGAACGCCTTATCCTTTTCCAACTATTTCAATTAAAGAAGTGAGAGATAATATTAATGATTATACAATTGATGATTTTGTTTTGGAAAACTATCAACACCATGAACCTATAAAATTTAAAATGGTTGCGTAGATAATTCTGAGTATTTGTAATTATTGAATTTTGGATTTTTTGAATTTAAACGCCATAGTATTGTTGGAAGTGGAATAGACAATTTTTTTGAAGCATCCGTCATTGAAACATAATTTATATTATCAATTGATATACTTATTCTACTTGGGGATTGTGTTCCTTTAATTTTTTCTCTTAATTTTTCTTTAGTTTCCTCAGTATGATGTTTTCCAAAAAACGGATTTTTTTCTCCTATCCTTTGTTTTGCAATTTCTGAAAATTTTTGTTTTGTTTCTTTAGTATGATGTTTTCCAAAAAACGAATTTTCTTCACCAGTGTTTTTATTTTTTTTAATTTCTGATAATATCTTTCTTGCCTCTTCTGTATGAGTTTTTCCATACATTCCATTTTTTTCACCAATTTTACCATATTTTTCTTTTCTTTCTTCACAGCTCATTTTACTAATTGTTTCAGTATACGATTTTATAATTTTTTCTCTTATTGATTCTTTGTCTGGATGGTTTGTCAATAAATCGCCACCACTATTGTTGTAATTTAAGTTATACAATTTATCTCTAATACTTAAATCTGTCAGATATTGCAATTCAATTTCTTTTGCTTCTTTCTCCGTATTGCATCTATGAATTATTTCATAAATAAATTTATCTTCTCCATCCAAATTGTATGCTCTTTGTAAAAATATATTATCGTGGCAAGAATTTTTAAGTTTGCAACGATGAACATAAAATCTTTTATTAATATTTTTTGAATACCCTATGTAATATCTATCCGATACAAGATTTGATATTTTATAAACGCCAATGATTGGTTGTTTGGTTTCTTTTATTATGTCTTCGGAATTCATTATATAAATATATTATTTAACGTTTAATATGTTTATATTTTATCATTGATGGAAAACTATCAACACCATGAACCTATCAAATTTCAGATGGTTGCATAGATATAAGAGTATAAAAATAATAAATTATAATCTTATATAATGATGTTCCGTAAAACTCGAAAGAAACAATTATTTGGCGGAAATCCGGAATCTACGTATATAGTTTATGCAACAAAAATTAAAAATAAACAACCAATTGATATTTTGGAATTTAAAAAATTTTTGGAAAGTGTAGATAAACCACTTAAAAAAGCATTTGAATTAATACCGGGGGAAGGAAAAAAAACTATAAACGAATATGCACTTATATACAATGCCGAAATGGAAATACATGCAACTTTCCGAAATTATGATGTTGCAATTAACCATAAAATACTATACCCATTTGCATCATCTATGAGAATTGGCGAACTCAATATATTAGAAGCATATATTTTGCAAGGCTTACATATTGAAAATATACGTATTATCATTGAACAGCTTGAAAAAACAAAATCACTAACAGATGCCATATTATTCAGATATTTATCAGCAATGGATAATTTACCCACACTTTTTGCATGTTCCATATTTTCGAGCAATTATGTAAATTCGCAAATCCATAATACTATATATCCTATGATTTTGAATATGTATATGGGGACTGAAAATTTTAACAAATTGACACATGGCTATAATTCAGAAGCAATTATTGATTTATTTAAAACAGCAATTAAATATGCAAAACCAGATTTTATGATTAGTATTTACCAAAAATTTTTATCACCACGTGATGCTTATATTGTTATTTTTAACAAAAACGTATTGGAAAGACTTATTCTACAAAATAATGAAACATTATTTTTGACAGCAATCAATATGTTACAATATAGCAACCATGAATTTATTGAAATGATTATAAAAGAGTTTCAGTTTCGTGATACAAGTTTATTTGATTACTTGAAAGAATATAAAATTAAAATGATACCAAATGTTGCAAAACAGTTTTTCAGTAAGTTAGCTACACAAATTATTGATAATGTTATGGTACCATATAATGGTTCAAATATTAGAATCATTATTCGGAGTCATGGTGTATCAAATGGACCTGGAGAAATTGTTGTAGATTTTCCATTCAATAAACTGTGTTATTTTGTTGAAAAAGGCAAACAACTTGGCGAATCGTGTATGGTATCTCGAAGAACAGAAGAACTTATATGTTCTGGAAATTTTGACCCCAATTTAGTTTGCACAGAATCGACAAATGGTAAAATCACGGTGGAAGATCATTTGATAGATTTTAGCTCAGGAGGTATATATGATGTAGAACAAAATCAGTTTTTGGGCATTTATATTTGTAAAGAAGGAATTGTATCTAGAGCAAATGTAACTATAAATACTTCACGTCCATATACACAAAGTGATATTGTTGAAATTTGTAGAGAAATATGTCACATAGAACATATTGACTATAGTAAAGTTGATGTTTTGATATTTGCGTGTAGAGGGTATGCACAACGCGAATCTGATATTCAAGTTATAAAACCAGTTGCAGTTACGTTTACGCGTTAATTTGGGACCTCTTCGACCTCATCATCCGAAATATGGAAATCAATTCTGTCATCTTTTGGCTGGCCCATATCGGAGAGAACCTGGATTCTCTCTTCATATAGGGTCTTATTGACCTCCATAGTGTAGGACTGCAGTTTCAAAACAATATCTTTCAAATCGGCGACCTCCTGCGCCAACACCGCAAACTTGGTATCAAATTCGTCAGCCATTGCATTGACTGCATCTTCAGAGGCGGAAGTAGCTACAAAAGCAGATGATTGTCCATTAGTTTGGGACCCACCACTTTGGGTTTCCTTCATAAATGTTTCTAAAGTAATCAATCGCTTATCCACGAGAGAAATGACCTGGGGCAAAGTGAGCCCACCTTTAGGGGATTGCTGTTGCGAAATATTATTTGTTTGTGCGGGAACTCCATTGTCTTGTAAAGTTGCACCTCCGGCACGTCTTTTTCTTGCGGCGGCATTTGCTTGGCTCATTTTATATTTTGATAAATGAAATATAAAATATGATTTTAACGCAATTCACAAATTTGTATAAACATTGATAAATATATTTAAATATAATTAATATATTAATTAAAATGGCTTCGTCAAGCAACAGCATACTAGAGAAAATTGATTCTTTAAAAAATAATTATTACACAGAAAATAAAAAAAATACATTTTTCAAAAGTGGGCAAAAGTTTGATTGTGCAAATACCATTGTCCAACAAATGAACAAAACTGATTTGTTCAATAGTATTATTCGAATTGATGAAAACCGGTTATTGGTCAATTACACAATGTTTAAAAATATTATCCATCCGGCCATTTATATTGAGTTAAAACACTTCATTTTTCAGCAGAACGAGACTATGTTGCAAATGCATCCAATGTATGATGTTATCGTTGATTTAAAAGGTTTGACAATGACTGGAGTAGAGAGGTACAAAGATTTTATAACAACTTTGTCGTTAGAAGGGCAAAGAAATGGAAAGAATTTTCTGCAAAAGATGGGGCAAGTGCGTATTGTAAATCCGCCATTTATGATTTCCAACATTGGTAAAATCTTGTTGCCCTTAATGGATCCAGTTGTAAGGGGTAAGATTGTGATTATGTAATGATAATAATATAAATAAATATTATTATTATTAGTATATAAAATGGATTTTATAACAGTTGTAATTACTTCGTGCAACCGGTATGACTTATTGGAAAAAACACTTGCATCATTTTTCAAATTCAATACATATCCAATTAAAAAAATAATCATAATTGATGATTCTGGTAAGAAAGGATGTATTGATGAAGTTGTAATACCAGAATATATTGAACGCCAACTTATATACAATGAACAAAATTTGGGTCAAATAAAATCAATTGATAAAGCATATTCATTTGTAGATACCGAATATATTTTCCATTGCGAAGATGACTGGGAATTTTACAATTATGGATTTATTGAAAAGTCATTGGAGATATTGAAAACTGACAATAAAATATTTTGTGTTTGGTTAAGAGAGTATCAAAACGGCAAAGTAGTATTAAATGGCCATCCAATATTGCCTGAAATTCATAATAATATGTATCGAAAACTTGGAATATTTCAAGAAAGAAACAATATTTGGTGTGGATTTACATTTAATCCAGGTCTTAGACGTTTGAATGATTACAAAATAAATGGACCATATTCCAATATACCCAAAACAGATAGTAACAGCACTTGTGGAGGGGTTGAAGCATATTTATCAAAATTATATTGCAGTCAAATGTTTTATAGTGCAATTACATTAAACGAATCCGGCTATGTAAAACACATTGGTTGGGACAATCCAACAAAAAGATAAATTCTTTATAACTTGGCATTTTGATTTTTCAATCGTTCATCCAAAATATTGATGTTCGTGTCACAATCTGAAAACAATTTCATATTTCGGTCCCATTCTTTGCTGTCATAGTACTTATCTGCATCTCCCCTTGTCATTTTAATATTTTGCCAAAACTCCAATGATTGTATTGTATAATGATTGATTAACAGTTTTGGTTCTTTTTCATTAAAAGATATATTTTTACTTTCACTCCCATGTGAATGAATTGTTAAATAAATATTATTATTACTTGTATTCACAATCGATTTGTAAGAGTTATATCTTCCATTCGGGCCATTTGTTTTGCTATTGTACTCGCCTCTATATACAAAATTTTGAACAACATTGTCTGGTTGTTTGATATGTCCAGAGGACCCAAAATGCACCCAATTGATTTGAAGTTGTTTTTCATTTTCATAATTCTTGAGTATGTTTTTGATGTCAATTTCTTGAGGAGAGTACATAAACTCGTCTAAATCAACAATTCCAAACCATTTTGTTTCTTGCAAATGCTTTTGAAAAAAATAATTATACAAAACAGTCTGTCTTCCTACGCTTTCATAAACCAAATTGTTGTTATACAATGTTACATAGTTGTTGTCAATGTACGGTTGCAAAATATCAAGAAAATTATCATTGCTGTTGTCATTAATTAAGTAAATATGATCAACACCATGGAACAAATAATGTTCTATCCATTCTTTCATTATATGAGCCTCATTCTTAAAAACAGCACCAATTGTAAAATAAAACATTTTATATTACATTTTCATACTATAAAAATGTAATAAATACGCACATTATATATTTTTCCAATAATGTAGATATTTTGCTTTTGCATTTGAAAAAAAGTTTATCCAATATTCGTTCATATTTTTATTTTGTTCGGGCATTGTATCACTATCTTTAACATCCAGATATGAAACCATTGGAATGAGAAAGACTGTCCCAAAATCCCAAATTAGTTTGTCAGCAACAGGGTAGTTATGCAGTGTTAAATTTATGGTTGCCTTATTATAAAACGTGTCTACAATTTTTTGTGCAATGTTACGCCGAATTCTATAGAATGCTGCTCCCGATTCTTGTAACCGAATTTCGGTCAACCTACTATTATTATATTTGTCACTGGTGGTTTGCATTTGCAATATGTCAAATTTGTCGGATGTTAGTAAATCGTAGTGATACGGTTTCCAATATTGTGAATATGTGTCCTCAATATCGTCTTCGGCTATAAACGCATACTCATCCGTCGAAGTTGTCAAAAATGTGTTTAATGCAATGATATGTGAACAACTACCGGCATACAACCCTAAGGTAACAACGGAATGTTTTAAAACATTATATGGTGCAAAATTATTTTGATAATCGACTGCTTGTATGCGTATTGCAGTGTTATTTTGCAAAATGTGTTCCATGTGTTTTCTGCGGTCTGGACGTCTATCCAGATTTATATAGTAAATAGTGTAAGGTAATTTGGGTAATATATTCATTTTTATATAAAGAAAAAAATGGATATAATTTTATATTGTTTTTTGTTTATTTTTTATTACAAACCATTATTGGTTGAGGAGAAAACTTTCCACCAAATTGAGGAATGTTATAAATATTTAATGGATTTCCGCCAAACCACTCTAGGATCTCAAACCCATTTAACAACATAGGCAACCGTTTTTCGCCATAAATTCGGTGTGCATTCCACACAAGTGTATCTAAACCAACTGGAACTCCCAAAAATAATTGCCCATCTTTTTTTAAAATATTATGCACAACCTGCATTGTAGTTAAATCTCCATTTGGGTCTAAATCATCTCCATATCTACCCAACCCGGAATGTTCAATTGACGAGTAGCTAATAATTACATCATATTCATTTTTTATATTTGCACAATCGTCATATTTTATTGATTTAAATATAGAACTGTTTTCAATTGTTGGCTTGTTATATTCAATTGTTGTAATATCTGTGCAATTATAATTATAGCAAATGGCTTCTATCCAGGGAGTGGTTGAACCAATTATTCCTATTTTTTTATTTTTTAAATCATATTTATCAAATATTTTACAAAAGAAATAGGAAGCACCATGATTAGGATCAAATAAATCTCCGGCACCATATGATTCTGGACCATGTTTGTTATTTAATATATTCTGTTTTGTAAAACGATCCGTATATTGTTTTAAATAATCATTTGTCCAAACTGGTTCAAGCAATGCAGTTGTACCATCATTATGAAAATCATATACAATTGGTATTGTATTATTTAATGTGAAATCATTTAATAAATGGTTAGGTATTTCCCGAACTGGACCCTGAATTCTTTGGTTATTCATTATTTATAAATAATGAATAAAAAAATGTTTATATTGTTTTTTATACACTAATCTTATTCCATGAACTTGGATGTAAATCCATTGTGTTAAAACTGCTATATGCAATGCCAAACCACACACTAGGATAACATACAATTTTATCTGGATTGTCATTAATATATGCACTCCACCAACTAAATGAACTATTCGCAATGATATTGTGATCGCAAGCACTCATCAGCAACATTTGTTCATAATCTTTTAATTTATTATCAATTTTTATAAAATTTATCTCTTTAAACATATTTTTTATAGTGTGAATCCGAAATAAAACAATTTCATCATCGGTTTCTTCGCACGTATATAATACAGTCCATTTTTCTTGTTTTGTTACATCAACAATATGGCGTAAAGAATTAATATAATAATTGTCTGAAATTAATGGATGATGGTTTGGCATATTTTTATAGTCACCCATTCTGAAATGCAGAGAAATTGTATTATTTATGTGAATTGTATTTCTCAATTCATACAATCCCAATTTATCGCAAATTTCTTTATAATTGTTTTCAAAATACTTGTGTGATTGAAAATATCCATTTAATAGTATGTTTTCATTAATGTTGGGTAATTCCGTATAGTGAAATGTAGGTTCTTTTAGTTCAATGAAACTTTCAATATTTGCATTTGGTACCAAAAATGGTTTTAAATTGCAAAAAAAACTATCCCAATAACTGATTCTTTTATCCCAATGTTGCATATTTTCTGGGATAACAAATTGTTTTTTATGTTTTATTGAATATGACATTAACATAAATATTTGAAATAATTGATTACCAAGACCACCTTGTATTATTATCGAATTCATATAAAACTATTCTATACTTGTTTTCATATCATTATACGTTAATAAAATATCTTCTTTTACATTCATATAATCAAAGATTTCTTTTAAATTTTGTTTGTGTGCGCTATAATCTTTACTACCATTGTTTATAACAATACAAGTAATATTTTCATTTTGTAAATGTATTTTCCAACTGTTGAAAGATTCTTGGCTTTGAAATATAAAAACAATCACTAATAAATGACAATTAAATGTTTTAGATAAATATGAACTCATTACAGTTATGTCATCCATTGATAACATTTTGTCTGTTCCGCCATTTGGATGTGAAAACATACAGAAAAGTGTTCTTATTTTGTCTTGTTTAATTTTATCAATTCGGTCAAAACATCTATCAAAATGGTGTCTTACTTTAACATCATTTAAATTATGATGTGCAAATAAAGCCAAGTGGTATGATTGTGATAAATTATTTTCATCATATATATTTATTTTTTTATGAATTGTTCTTAAACCATATGTTTTGTTTAATGATTGAATTTCTTCTTTATTAATGGTTTCGGTATGTATCAGGTCATCATAATTAATTTTATTTTCCAATAAATATATAATATGGATTACATTGTTAAAATAAAGGGCGTCAAGAGGCCCGCTGAATTTTTTAAGCCCCATTTGTTTTAAATATATTTCAGTATAACATCGCATACCAACCGATAATACGCATTTGTAGTTATTGTCCATAATAATAAATATTTATATATGTATTATTTAATTTATTTTATATAATATCTAAAATATGAGTTTCGTCTATTGTAAAAAGTGTATAGCGTTTTGCAATTTCAAAATTTTCTTTAACATATGGAAGCAATTCGTTGTATATTTTATCAGACAATGTATTTAAAATTTGTATGCATTCATCAACTGTCGTAAAAGATAAAATTCCATTTCCATTAAAAAATTTATGAATACTTGGACATCCATAATAAATTGGTATTGTTCCTGTCAAAAAACAATCTACTAGTTTTTCTGTAAAATAGTAATCTTCTTTACAATTTTCAATTACAATGCTAAACATATAATCTTTTAATCCTAGTATTTTTTGATTACTTATACCTGCACCACAATGGTCTTTATCAAAATTACGAGTTGTCAGATGCGGTAATGGTTTATAACCCGCGCCATACATGTCTATATTTGTATTTATTAGAATTGATGCAATATTATGTCTCAACACATGTCCGGATGTTTGCATCTTATTGGAAAGTATTAAAGAACAAAATTTAGATTTTGTATATATATTTCTATATGTTTCGTGTATCCAAGTTGTTCCATATACGTTAAATTTATAATTTTCACCCTTGTCTAATAATTTCTTAGAAAATGTTAATACCATATCAAATAATTTATTATTTTGTTCTATATATTCATAGTATTGTTTATGTATTTCAGGACTTTCTATCATTAATGCTATTTTTTTTTTTGATTTAATGTCAATTGCTTTATGCAAACTTGTATCTGTATATACAACAATATCATCATCTAATATTTCAATGTCTCCATTCTCAATTTGGTTTCTTATAAATATTAAATTATTTGTATCTGGAAAGACAGAACAGTCGTGCGAAGATATATCATCTTTAATTTTTACAATTTTTTTGTTTTCCATTATTTTATATTTAATTACATTTACTTTATATTTTTTTATACGCCATAATTAAAATGTAACACACCACAGGAGTACGGTTTTAATAATTCAAATTGCCGTTTTTTATTCTAAGGCACGCAAAGCGTGCCGGTATAAATTTATGTTTATTCGACGGTACCTTTGATAAATTCTTGGGTTTATCTGGATTAATTCCCTTTTGCACTGAGGATCTGCAGAGACAATTCCAAAAATTTCACATTTTTTATATTAGATTTTTAAAATAAAAAATAGTAATAAACAATAAATATTTTTACATCTATGTAAAAATACATAAATAAAAATTAATAACAATAATTATAAATGAACATTATAATACCATTATGTGGAAAAGGTGAAAGATTTGTGAAAGAAGGTTATTTGCAGCCAAAACCGCTAATCAAAATTTTAAACAAAGAAATGATATTTTATGTATTGGATAATTTGGAATTATCTAACGAAGATAAAATATTTATCATTTATTTTTCAGATCTGGATAAATACAATTTTACCAATATACTTGGCAAAAAATATCCGGAAATTATTTTTATTCCGATATTATACCAAACATCAGGTGCAGTTGAAACATTGTACAATGGTTTGAATAAAATAAATAAATTATCAAGTAATAAAAAATGTGTATTATTGGATTGCGATACATTTTATACCCAAGATATTTTGTCAATTGTTAGAAACAATCCAAATAATTTGGTATTTTATACTAAGAAATACAATGAACCGCCAATATATTCATACATTTCAATCAATTCTGAAAATAGAATATTGGCAATAAAAGAAAAGGTAAAAATATCTTCCAATGCAAATACAGGTTGTTATGTATTCAATGACATTGACCAATTACTGCATTATTGTAAATATGTACTAGATAATAAAATAACATTTAATGGGGAACCATATACATCCTGTGTAATCGACCAAATTGTCAAAGTTGGCGATTTTTTTGGATACGAACTAGATGAATCAAAAGTGTTCTCTCTTGGGACACCAGCTGAATTACAAAAGTTTATGACGAATTCTTTTGTTTTTTTGTTTGACTTAGATGGAACGATTGTATTTACTGATCATATTTATTTATTAGTTTGGAGAGAGATATTATCAAAATATAACATAACCCTCGATTCAGATTTATTCAAACAATATATTCTTGGAAATTCCGACGACAAAGTTGTAAAAATGCTGTTGCCCAATTGTGATTTGAAAGAAATATCTGAATTAAAAGACAAATTATTTATGGAAAACATTGCCAATATTCAAATTATTGACGGTGCAATTGAATTTATTAAAACAATTAAATCATATGGATTTTCCTGTTCCATTGTGACAAACTGCAATAAAACTGTTGCTACCAAAATTATTGATTATTGTAAAATCACCAAGTTTGTTGATTATGTTACAATCGGAAATGAATGTAAAAAATCAAAACCATATCCAGACCCATATTTGGAAACAATTGCAAAATATAATATAAATAAAAACCAATGCATAATTTTTGAAGATTCAAAATCTGGATTATTAAGTGCAAGATTATCCAATGTTTGCTGTGTTGTTGGAATTACTACCAATTATGATTCTGATGAATTAATACAAAATGGAGCAAATTTTACAATTAACAATTATACCGACGTAAAAATACACGATTTATTATCTTATAATAAATTATCAACGGGTAAATTTACAATGGACCATATTAGCAGTTACATAAAAAAATCATTAAATTTGAAAATAAAAGAAATTCAAATTGATCAAACCAAATTGAAGGGTGGTTATATTTCGGACGTGATTGCATTAACGATAAAAACCGATACGGATGTTTTAGAATGCGTGTTAAAGATGGAAAACGCCAATGAAACTCCACTTTCTCTAATGGCAAAAAAACTGGGTCTTTACGAAAGAGAAAACTATTTTTACGATGCGATGTCAAGATATATTCAAATTTTGTGTCCCAGATTTTATGGATTAATTAAAGACGACAATTTAAACACGATTGGTATATTAATGGAAAATTTGAATAAAACAAGTTCAAATAAATTGAATTTGAACTTGAATAAAGAGAACATAAACACATCATTGCTTGTTGTAGAGAAATTGGCGCAATTTCATAGCCACTTTTGGAACAAAGATGTAAAAAAGGCATTCCCGGAATTAAAAAAACACAATGACCCATTATTTAACCCAGGTTGGAGCAATTTTATTAATAACAAATGGCCAATATTTGTTGAAAATTGGAAAAATGTGTTGTCCCAAAAACAAATGCAGATTGCAGAAGATATAAAAATAAATTTTCAAAATGTACAAGATAGTTTATCGGCGAATAATCTAACCATAATTCACGGCGATGTCAAATCTCCAAATATATTTTACAAAATGGATAATGGCTGTGAGCCTATTTTTTTAGACTGGCAGTATGTTTCGATTGGAAAAGGAGTCCAAGATTTGGTATTTTTCTTAATTGAAAGTTTTGAAATTGATAATATTAAATTATTTTTTCCAGTATTTAAAAACTATTATTACAGAAAATTAGTCGAAAACGGTATATCAAATTATTCGTTTGCAGAATATGAAATTGATTTAAAAAATGCGGCGTGTTACTTTCCATTTTTTGTTGTAATTTGGTTTGGTACAACGCCCCAAGATGAATTAATTGATAAAAATTTTCCGTTTTTCTTTATTCAAAAATTGTTTGTGTTTTTAGACGAAATTCTTATTATTGAATAATAAAAAAATAAAAATTTTAAAAATTATTTTTTTATCGTATAATATTTTTATATAACTCAATAAACTGTTCCAAGAAAAATGAATTATTACCCAAATGAACACAATGATCAGACAGTTCATATTTTAGTGTTCCATCTTCTTTCATATAATAAAAAAATGGATTAAAATAAATATAATTATAGGTACTGCAATTTTCTTCAATCCGTTTATTAACTTTCATTGTATATCTTGCACGTTCTTCATCATTTCCAATAAATGGAAATTCATGTAATATCGGTCCGTGTAAATTTTCATAATCGGATTGCCGAGTTGGTGGTATAACTCCAACCACAATAATTTTTTTAAAAATAAGTATGCTATTTTGAATTGTTTTAAAATAGTTATCAACAAGCTCATATATAACTTCGTCTTCGTTTCTTCCTAGATTTATTTGCCGTTGTATATGACATCTGCAATCAACTTCGCCATACACTAAACAAATAATACTATTTATGTCGTGTTCTTTGTTGTTAAAATTTATAATGCAATTATCTCTACCGACCCGAAACATTGTTATTGAACTTTGATGAAGGTCTCTGTGTGGTAAATTTAAATTTTTAAAACAGAATTTTGCATGACTATCTCCGTAAATGTATAACATTATATAATATTGTAAATTATTAATATTTATATATTATTTATATATTATTTATATAAGTGAATAATTATTATAAAAAATTTTAAAAATTTGTTTATTAAGGCATATAATATTTTATATTATTTTTTTCTAAAATTTCTCGTATTTCTTGATTATATAAAAATCCCAATAATATTATTTCATATTCATTGTTTTCTATATAAAAATTTAAGTTTTTGCAAATTATATTAGTTCCATATAAATATTTATCTAATTTATTATTATTATTATCGTAAAAATACTCTATTTTATCAGTGTTTAAACCTAAGCATATAAGATATTGAATATACATATTACTTGGAAAAATTGCAAATTTTTTATTATTTGATTTAGTGTAGTTGTTGATATTATCAATTAATTTAAAAATATTATTAAAATATAAATCAATTTTTTTGTCAATCGTCGTGTTAATTTTTGAATATAATATTGTTTTTAATTCTGTATCATTCTCAAACAATAAAAATATAGAATGATTTTGAAAATATAATTTATTAATTAATTTATATTTATTATTATTAAAAAGAGTTATTATATGGTCTTCTTCAAAATAATAAGTATGTTCTATGTTTAAAAAATTTAATATAAAATTGTCTAGATATTTTGGTATATTTGGAATACTCAAAGCAATATACCTCGACTTGATTTTAAATAAATCCTTTGGATAATATAAATGTTCAAATACATGGGATAAAATAGTTATATCAAACTGTTTATCAACTGTGTACTCTTCCAACCAACCAGAAATATAGTTAACACCTTCAATTTTATTAGTTATGACTGGCTCTAAAATCGTGTAATTATTATAATTATTTTTACAAAATAAATTTACAATATAGTTATTACCTGCACCTATTTCAAGAATGTTGAAATTGTTTAATATTTTTTTTGAATCTATTATAAATTTATAAAAATCATCATAGTGTTTAATCCAAATATCACTTATTATAACATTATTATGGTTATCATTGTATACTAAATCAATATTACCCAAATATTTATTTTGATAACAGCCACAATTATTACAACTTAATACATTATATGGTATATTTGTATTCGATATTTTTTCACAAATATTTGATGATATATATATATATTTATCTTCTTTAAAAAAGCTTTTATTAATTATATTTTCGCAAAAAATACATTCAAATCTTATCTTATACAACATTATATAATCTTATATTATATAATCTTATATTATATAATCTTATATTATATAATCTTATGTTAATTTGTATTTTATTAAGTGGAAGAATTAAATCATATAAATATTTTGAACTACTAATGAATCATATAAAACATTTACATACTGTACATTTGTTTATATCAGTTAACGATGAATTAAATGAGGAAAATAAATTATTTTATGATGAATTTAAAGAAAAATTTAAAGAATTTATAAAAATATTAAAAATAGAAAAATATAGTTTACCAAATAATTTTATAAATATAAATAAAGATACTATATCCGCCGGTAAATTAATTAATACATTATCTTGTTTTTATAATGATAAAATAGCATTTTTAGAATCTGAAAAATATTCAAATAAGCATTTGATTGATTATGGTGTATATTTAAGATTTAGAACTGATATTATAGTAAATTCTTTACCCGATTTTAATAATTTTAATAAAAATATTTTATATTGTGTAAAAACAGTAAATAATTTTAATTTAGCCATAACTGATAATCCAAATGGAGAATATAAAAATGGCAGACGTCATTGTTACGGTAATATATTACATCACGGAAAATATGTTACAGGTGATATTGCATTTGGTAGTAAATCGCAAATGAAAATATATTGCAATTGTTATGAATATATACTTGAACAAAATATTCAAAACAATTTCAATTATTTTATATGTTTTGAATATAATTTGACTTGCTATCTTCATGATATTAAGGTAGATTGGTGTTTTTTTAATTATGATTATAATTATGATTTAAATAGAAAATAAATATTATAATATTTGTATGGAATTATTAAAAAATGAATATATAACTATAAGTAATATAACATTTGATATTCGAAAAAATGTAAAAGATATTTTTACAGATATACATACTGGAAATAAAAGCTACACATTTTATGAAGAACCAAACAATAAAGACAATTTAAAAATTTTCTTTTTATTTGAAGCTCCATTTCATGAAGCATTTTGTCATTGGGTATTTGAATCTGCAATTTTTTTACCATTTGTAAAAAATTTTACTAGTTACGACAACTTTTTTATTTTGGTAAATAAAAACAATGAAAGAAAATATAAAAAATCATTTTTCAAGTTGCTCAACATTAATGATAAAAACATAGAATATATTGATAATTTGGAAACACATACTGACACAGTGTCATATAAAAATATACCAAAAAACAATATATCAATTGTTTGCAGAAATTTTATTTTAAATCAAGTTTCAAGCAGTTTAAATGATAATTTAATTGAAAATTATACATTTTTAATCAATCATTTTCGCAAAATAATTTTATCAGATATTCATTGTGAAAAACAAATAGAAAACTTATTTTTACCAAGGAGCAAAATAGAAAACTATTTACCAAATGATCGTCAAATAAACTATGATAGTTTGTATACGATGTTAAATAACAAAAAGTATGTGTCTTATGATACCCAAGCAACTGATAATTTTATAGAACAAGTTATATTATTACAAAAAAGTACAAATATATATACGTATTGGGGTTCATCCTTTTATGTAAATGGTTTTTTTTCAAAAGAATGCAATATTTATATTGCAATGAATAATTTTAATTATAATTGCGATAATCAGTTTATAATATGCAAAATTATAAAAAGTGTCATTGAAAAGAATAATAAAATATTTATAGTATAAAATATACAAACTTTATCAAAAAAAATAAAACTTTTTACGAATGTTACCATACGGCCACGACTATTTATTATATAAATAACTTAAAACGTTCTTTCCAAATACATTAATTCAATGCGTGTTGTCATTACTAATAAAGAGAAGGCCAAGGCTTTTACCAGTATGTTCCAGAATATGAAGCTCTTTTGCGAGCATATCAATCTCATGTTTGAGCCTGGGCGGCTTTACGCCCAGGGAATGGATTCCTCCCATATTTCCGTTTTTGAAATTTTTATTCCTTCTGGTTGGTTTGATGAGTATGTGCAAGAAGGGACCTCTGTCATTGGTTTAAGCACCCAGCATCTTTTCCGCATCTTGAACACACGCGAAGAAAGTCAGCAAATCAATATTGAGTATAATGACTCGGACACCGACAAGTTATTTTTGCATTTCATTAGTTCGAAGACATCGTTCGACAAGCATTTTGAGCTTCCACTTGTCGAATTGGAATCCGAAATGATGGAAATCCCCGGGGTAGATTACCAAGCTGAATTTTCTTTGGCGTCCTCCAATTTTGCCAGTATTGTGGGACAACTCAAACAGTTTGGTGCGGACCTCCATATTCGATGCAACGAGGAAGAGCTGCGATTAACCGCCAAAAGCAATGAGAGTGGTAATATGAGCGTGATTGTCCCCATTGATGATTTAACGCTGTTTGCCATTAATGAAGGTGAGACCTTGGATATATCGTTCTCACTTTCCCATTTGCACAACATTTGTGCGTTTCATAAAGTGAGCGACAGCATCAATATTAAGGTTAGCGAGAATTATCCGTTGAAAACTACATATTTACTTGAATCCGCAGGCGAAGATGAAGAAGAGGATTCAAAGGCAAGAATTGTGGTTTTCCTGGCACCGAGAATGAGCGATGAGTAGTAGGGCGAAAACTTATGAACCTACGGTTAAGGCACCATATAAGGTGCGACCCCCTTCCTTTATAAAAGGAACTCTTACGCCGTTTGAACCCTCCTTTATTTTTATAAATATAAAGGGAAGGGGTCGTAGGGGAAAGGACGCTTTGCGTCCGACCGTCGGCACCATATAAGGAGCGTCGCTAGACGCGACGTAGGGGGTTCCGCTTCGCTTAACCCCCTTAAAATTGAAATCTTTTTTTGAAAATTATCTGTATGCATAAATACATATAATTATAAATAAAATGCAAAGAGCTCCGAGTCGCTGTTCATTCTGTCGAAACATTGACCATCGCAGACCAAGGTGTCATATGTACGAAACATTTTGCAGTCAAATCAACCCTATTCTTAACCAACCATGGTATTCTACAAATCGTGTAGAATGGTGTGAGTTTTATGCAAAACATTATGTTGAGTGGCGCGGTTATAATTATGCGTCCAATCTATCGCATGAAGAATTTTTACAAAACATTGTGCAATTTTACGTTTCTAAGATGTTTGTATATGATCGCATTCATCGGCGTAGATATATTATGGCACAAACACAATCACAATTTGTACCAACACATGTGCCAACACCTGTACCCGTACTAAAACCCACTCTTCAATTGTGTGTAGATGCCGATGAATGTATCAAATCCTGTGGTGTGTGTTTATCTGATGAAATTTCAAATGAGAATATAGTAAAATTTGGATGTGGCCACGAATTCTGTGGTGACTGTACGCAACAATTAATTGAGAAAAAACCGTGCTGTCCATTTTGCCGAGCCGATATTAAAAAAATGTGCGTAAATTCGCAAACCGTATATAATATATTTGTTTGAAAAATTGTAAAAAAATTTTGTAAAATTGAAGTATTTTTTTGTAAAAAATATATAAGCATAAAAAATAAATTGTATGTTTAAAAAAAATGCAACTCAGACCCAGATGCACCGAATGCCGCTCAGCAAATCACTTGGTTTGTCCGCTTGTACAAGTGCCTGTGCAAGTGCCTATACAAGTGCCTATACAAGCACCTGTGCAAAGAAGACAATCACGAGCCAAATGTTGTTCATTTTGCAGTAGGACCGGTCATTACAGACCCAAGTGTGAAAAATACAAGTTGTTTATTCACGAGATTCGCCCAACTGATGTAGAAGAACAAATGATTATCTTGGTTCAAGCTTTTTACAAAAATATGCAAGACACATTCATTAAGTTTTTAAAATCTAGATTTCCTGCTGTCCAGGTTACTGGATTATTCAATGCACCCGATGAGCAATTTAAAACCATGGTAAGAATGTTTATTGAATTGTATGAAATTGGATACTTTATGCCAAAACCGAAATCAAAACCAAAACCAAAACAAAAAATACAACTAAAATTGTGCAAAACCTCTGCAACTACAAACCAAGAATGTGGTATATGTTTGTCAGAAGATGTTTCAAGTTGCAATATGGTAAAATTTGGATGTGGCCACGAATTGTGTGGAGACTGCGCCAAACGAATCATTGATACAAAACCGTGCTGTGCTTTCTGCAGAGCCGATATTACAAAGGTAAGTGTAAATTCACAAACTGTTTTTGATAAATTAATTAATTAATTAAATAATAAAAAATAAAAATAGGCCATTTGGTCTTTTTTTTATTCTTTTTTTTATTCCCTAACAACAATGCTATTTTGATAATAAATATCATTTGACCACGGTTTTTGTATCCATTTTTCGGGGAAAATCACAACTTTTTGTGGATTATCGTTCAAATAAGATCCCCACCAACTGAATGTACTGTTTGCACAAATACCACCTTTTTCACACAATGACATCAAATACAATGTTTCAAGTACAGGTAAATCCATAAAGGTTTTTTTTATATTATTGAATACTACATACGTCTTACAATACTCAATATCATCGCTTACTATAATAAAATGTGCATCTGGCGTTATCGATAATATATACTGGATTGCAGTTTTATAATAATTGTCTGCGTCGAATTTATAAAGATCCGATTTCAAATAATCGCCACGTCTTACGTGAATAAAATAACTGGTTTTTGCCAATTTGGCATCAGCCGTTTTTAAAAAATTGTTATAAACATCATTTTGTTTGAATGTTGGCAACAAAACTTTTTTAATATTTAAAAAATACTTTTCATTCTGAAAATATCCATTTATTACAACATCATCATCAAATGCAGTTGGTGGGTTATAAGTAAAACAGTCTTCTTCTTTCTCTTTAAATTGTGGCAAAGCATTTAAATTAATACGTGCCAAATTAATTCTGTTAAAATTAACAAAAATTGTGTTTAATAAATAATTATTGTCGTCAATATGTGTAAATGTATGTTTTAATTCACTGCTATTCACAATGAAACAATTCATATTGTTTTTTTGAGCCAATGCAGCCCCTGCCATAATTTGAAACATTTGGTTGCCTAGACCACCATAAATCAATATATAAAGCGTTTTTGTTTTGTTTATATTGTGGAATGAATAATTATCAAAAAATGAACAATAATCAGTATACAAAGAATTTTTCCCTGGATAATTCTTATCAATTCCTTCATTATAAAAAAAACATGCTTTATCCGGAAAAATTTTGTTTTTGTTTAATATGTGTCCAATCATTACATCTTCGTAAAAAATTGGAGTGTATTCTTCCTCATTGACACTGCTTACAATAGAAATAGCCTTTTTACTCAAATAGTAAATAGGTCCTCCGCAACAAATTACAGAAGGTGTGTGAATATTTTTTGAAATCTGAATATTTTTTTTATTTATATGTAAATTATTGTTTTTATCATCTTTTAACCTAAATCCAGTTCCACTATAATCAGTGTTATTGGTTTTAAAAAAAATTATATTTTTAATTATCGATTCTATATTTATCATAATATCATCGTCGCATTTGAAACAACCAACTGCATTTGGATACAGGTAATTAATTGCTTTGAATAATCGCAGTGATTTATAACAGAGACTTTCATAATCATCTTCACAATGAAGAACCAAATATTTGTCGTCTTTCACCAAAAACTGATGACCAATTGTGGCGTCTCCGTACATAATTAATACTTTCATTTTGAGAGAATTCAATAATTCTGTGTTGCTGAAATACAGATTGTACATTTTATTTGCAATTTCCAAATTTTTCTGACAAGTGTAAATTACAAAAATAAATTCAGCCATTGATTTATTTATTAGAATAATTTTTAAATTGTTTCTAAGATAAATCCATATAAAAATATATTGAAGAGAAAATACAACGATGGCAACCCAATTTGTTCATAGCAACAACCAATCCCTGTTGTGGAAACTTATCAACAATACTCCACAAACAATTAACTACTTTGCAAATGCACCACATGGAGAGAAAGAAAAATGGTTCCAGACAATTATTGGTCATGTATATAATCAGTACAATGGGCAAAATATTTCTCTCAGGGATATAAATAAAAGAGCCATTGATTTTATGTTGCAAAGTTTGCAGGTGCAGCCTTCGGTTCCTTTACAGTCGGCGACACAAGTGCCTTTACGGTCGGCACAAGTGCCTTATCAAGCGCCTTTACAGTCGGCACAAGTGCCTTTACGGTCGGCACAAGTGCCTTATCAATCCCGAGAACAACAAGTAACCGACCAATTTACTCGAAGACAGGCTGAATACGAATCAATGGTCAAGAAGGATGTTCCCACTCCGCATTTCACTGAAAATGTAAAAGACGAGGCAATTTTGGATCTTGGTTCCGCAGTCAAAGAATATATGAAACAGAGAGACCAAGATATTGAAATACCAAAACCGATTGATTCGCCTACAAATGCTTTGGTTACGCCTTCGGCTTTACAGTCGCCTTCAGCTTCACAGTCGCCTTCAGCTTCACAGTCGCCTTCAGCTTCACAGTCGCCTTCAGCTTCACAGTCGCCTTCAGCTTCACAGTCGCCTTCAGCTTCACGGTCGCCTACAAATGCTTTGACTACGGCTTTAAAATTGGATTTAAAAAATGCCGAGCCTATTTCTCTCACAGTTGATGAATTGCCTTTAAAAAAAGTTCAGTGGGGAGAAAATACGGAACACGTATTTGATAAAAATGAATCAATTGCATTTGATAAAAATGAATCAAATATTCTTGTAAAAATGGAAAAAGATATTTTAGAATTGAAAACAAAGTTGGAAGAAATACTTGCACTTTTACAAAAATAATTTTTCAATAAACAATATAATATTATAACTCATATAATATTATAACTCATATAATAAACAAATGATTGAAGCCCTTTTTGAAAACACTCATTACATCAACTTGGAACACAGAATCGACCGTCTAATCCATGTAAAACAGGAACTTGCAAAAATCAATGTAGTTGGCAGCCGTTTTAATGCAATTAAACTTGCTAATGGAGCAGTTGGTTGTTCAATGAGCCATTTAAAATGTCTGGAACAGGCAAAACAGAATGGTTCTCCCTACGTGTTTGTATGTGAAGATGATATTCAGTTCTTGGATCCCACGCTTTTTCTCAAAAACCTGGGACTATTCTGCGAAACAATTAAATCGGACTGGGATGTTCTAATTATTTCGGGTAACATTTGCCCTCCTTTCCAACCAGTAGGTGATTTCTGCGTCCGTTTAGAGAACTGCCAAACAACCACTGGCTACATTGTGCAACAACATTATTATGACACTTTGATTGCCAATTACAGAGAAGGTATTACCAAATTGCTGTCCGACCCTACAAATAAACGCGAATATGCTATTGATATGTATTGGAAACGGTTGCAGACAAAAGATCGCTGGTATATGATTGTCCCGCCAACTGTGGTACAAATGGAAGGGTTTAGCGATGTAGAAGGTCGTGAAACTAATTATAAATATTTGATGACTGATATGAACAAAGAATGGTTGTTTCGCAAAAATTTAATAACAGATAGACCACAACCACAAAATGTTCAAATTATACAAAATTCTATATATTCTTTTAAACCACCTGTGCAAAATCTTCAACAAAATCATATTCAACAGGGTTTTGATTTGGGAATTAAACATAGGAACCAGTTTGATTTAGTCAATGGAAAAATGAATATGACCAACACAAAAAATAATTATATATAATATAATAATGCCTAGATGCCCCAATGGAACACGTCGAAATAAGAAAACTGGTATATGTGAGCCAAATAAAAGTAAAGGAACTCAAAGAAGTAAATCAACTACAAAATCGTCAAGTACAAAATCGTGAAGTACAAAATCGTCAAGCACAAAATCGTCAGATAAAGACTTCTCTAACCAAGACTTGTCTAACCAAGACTTGTCTAACCAAGACTTGTCTAACGCAAAATTTATAAATTCAACCTTGATAGGTACAGAATTTAAAAATGCAAATTTAAAAGGCGCAAATTTTAAGGGTGCAAATTTAAGTGCTGCCGTCTTAGAAGGTGCCGATTTAGAAGGTGCCAATTTAGAAGGTGCCAATTTAGAAGATGCATATTTAAATTATGCAAATTTGCGAAATACTAAATTAAAAGGTGCAAACTTTACTGGAGCACAATTGGATTGCGCAAAATTATTAACAAAATTAGAAGGTGTAAATTTAAGTTTTACCCGTTTAAAATCACAAAATTTTGAAAAGGCAAAATTAAAAGGTGCAAATTTAAAAAGCGCAAATTTGAGAGGCATCAACTTAAGAGGTGCAGATTTGAGAGGTGCCGATTTAGAAGAAGCCGATTTGAGGGGTGCCGATTTAGAAAAAGCAGATTTAAGAGATGCAACTTTATATGGTGCAAATTTAAAAGGCGCAACTTTATATGGTGCAAAATTAAATGGTGCAAAATTTGAAGATCAGGATATTGAATTTGCTGATATGTAAGCAAAAGATATTTGAGTAATATATAATGCAACTTGGACAAAATACAAGAACAGAAATAAACAATGGAACACTCTCTTCTTTGAAAGCAATGCCCCAAAAAGATATTACAAGTGATGGAACCAGCAGTTTTGCAATGGGACGCAAGAATTACTACGAAACCTATGCACCAGTTCCTACAAATGCTGTTTGGAAACAGAAGAAATTCATCGGCGGAAATCGAGATGCATCTTCCGTAGTTGCCAGACGTAAAACCGCGGAAATTGGTGTTGGAACTATGAATGCGAACGCACAACCCATGTCATTTACCACTGTAAAAGACATCAATGTTGGCAATAATGCATTGAGACGAGTGCGTGCAGGTGGCACCTATGTGCCAAAAACGGCAAAATCCGCCTCAGTAGATCCACGCAATTATATTTTTTAGAAAAAAATAATTATTGTATAAACAATTATTTTTATTGACACATGAGAGAAGACTTGAAATAAATAGGTTATTGAGAACAGTTTAAAAAAATATTGTATGTAAAGAATATAAAATGTCATACGAACGATGGGTAGGTAAAGGAAAAGTTGCACAATTTGTTCCAATCTTGAATAGGCGAAATTATTATTATTTTATTTTTATAAAATGGTTGAAAAAGATTATTTAGATTATTTAGATTATTTTTTTTTAATTTTAGAAGTAAATTCGCCTTCATTTGGAATAGTTGAAAATTCATTTTTATCGTTTTTATTTTCACCAATGGTTCCAAAGTTGAAACACTTCATACCAGAGTCTCTGTAAAAAAAACAATCCATTGCAGTTTCTTTTACTGCTGTCAAAATTTGATTATTGGTTCTTTCTTTCTTATTTGAAAGATTATGTAAATATTCATCGGTTGTTTTGTCATCGTCAAGTCTGCTAAGTTCTTTATTATTTTTTTTCTGGTCTTCACTAAATGATGCCAAATACAGAAAAACTTTAATATTACGCAGCTTAGCTGGTAAATTTTTGTGACTGCAAATACGACGAGCACGTCCAATGACCTGTTCCATACGCACCGGGTGCCAATACGGCTCTACAATATGAACAAAACGGGTATTTTCCAAATTAATACCTTCTGCGCCTGAAGCCGTAATCATAAAAACCTTGATAATTTCGCCCATAAAATTATTTGCATTGATTTTTTCCAATTTGGATTTAATGGTTCCAGATATTTGTGACCAATTGCTATTGTAAATATTGCGGATAATTTCTTTTTCTTCTGATGTTTCGGTACCAGTATATAAAACAAACCTTGGTTTATCTTTATCTTCTTCTTTTATGTCTTCAATATCCCATTTTGCGCCGGTTTTCTTTATTTTAAACTCAACAAATCCATTTTGTTCCAAAATGAGTTTTAATACACCAATGCCTTCAATGGTTCGAAACTGACTATATACCAAATGCAGACCCTCATTGGCTGGGTTTTCTAATTTATTTAATAAATTTAAAAATTTAGGACTGAGTGTTCTCAAACCGCTTTTGCTTAAATACTGGTCTCCATTTTTTTTTAAGTATGCAAGTGCATTATTCAATTCTTCCGCATATTTTGGTTCATTTTCTTCTGAAATTGTTTTTATTTCAATTATTTCATCTTCGTTGTTAAATTCATCATTTACTTCAACATCTGCATCTTTTTTATTTTTGGATGGTCGTGGATAATCATCTGGAAATACAAAGTTGCAAAATTCTCTTGAGTATATGCGGTAAGTGGAAGTGGTTTCTTTGTCCGTTTTTTTGTTTTCATTTTCTTTTCTTTCTCTTTCTCTTGCATTTAAATATTGTTTAAACTGAATCTCACTCATTTCAGAGTTAATAATACTAAAATCTTCATCTTTGTCGTATTTTGGCAACAATTTTTCTTGAGCACTTTTAAAATATGAAGTTAAACCAAGGATGCGTTTTTTAAACAAATCTGGATTTTGCAAGTCTTCTTTATTTATAAATTTTGTATTAAATTCTTCTTTATCATCCGGCAATGCTTTAAATAACGTTTTTTCAGTTTTTGTTACAAAAACATCAATGTTGTCTTTTTTTAACACTTCCATCACTTTTTTTTCAAATTCTTCATCGGATATATTACCGGATTCATTAAATATTACACCGCTATAATCTTTAAATGGGTCATTATTTTTTTTTTCATAAACATTAATAAAACCATATGGATTTCGCGTAATTGTGATTTTTTGACCACTGTATCCAAGATAATCATATGTATTTAGTCCTTGTTTCTTAAAAATTTTAAAAATATTATCTTCAGTTGTAGGTTGTTTAAGATGGAAAGTCCAAGTTTTTATATATCCACGCAACATATTGAAAAGAATGGCAATTTCATTGGAATAATTAATAATGGGTGTTCCAGTTAAAAAAATGAGTTTTGCATTCTCTGCACTCATTAAATAATCATATAACTCGTATGACAATGAGTCTGGTTTATTTATTTTATTGACAATACGACTTACAAAATTGTGGGCTTCATCAATAATGACAACTGCATTATTAAATGGATTTTTACTTTTCTTTTTTAGCAACCCTTCTTCTTGAGCTTTGTTCATTTTATTTACGATTCTATTTAATATTGGCCGTGTCAAACCATTGTAATTAATGTCTTCGTATTTTTTGCGAATCATTAAATCCAATTGTTCATCTACTTCTTTTTGATCTTTTGGAAGCAAATCGGCAAATTTCTTTTCATCTTTTTCTAAAGTTTTTTTTCCTAACCAGATACCTTTTTTTTTAATATAATCTATATCGATTCCAGTTAAATTAGATAGTTCTTCGGCGTCTTTATCTTCTTTTACGGTTTTTTTTACCCAGTATTGGTTTTTGCGATAAATGTCGTCGCCGCATTTTTTCAATTCACTGAAAAAATTGGTTTTTAATGATGCGGGTGTCATTATAATAATTCTTTTATCAGTTTTCATACCTTCTGCAATTGCAATTGACGTACAAGTTTTGCCAGAACCAAGACCGTGGTAAATAAGAAGACCGCGATATGGTGTGTAAATATTAATATAATCGCGAACCACTTTTTGATGAACAAGTGTTTCAAATTCTTCACTTGAGCGGCTGTCGCAAGACACGCTAGCATCATCTAATTTGCTGATTTCATCTGCATATTTGTTAAATAATGGTTCTAATTTTTGAATAAACAATCGTCGATTTGTCATGTAGTGTTTAGAAATTTCAACTTGGTAATTTTTTTGTTTTTTCACAACTTTTTTATCTTCTTCTTTTTTCTTTTTTTCTTCTTTTTCTTCTTTTTCTTCTTTTTCTTCTTTTTCGTCATCTTCTTCCCTTTCTTTTTCTTCTTCTTCTTTTTCTTCTTCTTCCTTTTCTTCTAAACCATCATAATGAGTCCCATTATATAATAAACGAATTATATTACTATTTGGTTTTTCAGGAGTATCGGCATATGATTTTCTACGCTCAACAAATTTTTTATTTATTGTCCAAATTTCAAATTTCAAATCATATAATTGAGACATTGCAATAATTTCAGTTGGTCCGCCCCAAATTTCTTTTCCTCCTTTAGTTTTGCTGATATTATCAATATATTTGTCAAATGTAATGTTGTCTTCCATGAAGGGTTCAAAAAAATCACGATTTTTAATCATATATTCCACACATTCACTTCGAACTTGTTCATGTGTATATTCTTTATCTGTCATTTTTGTCAATTGATGTGCAACAGCATCAAATAAACAATTTCCATAAGGAGGTATATTTTCTTTTTTATATTTTTTGAAAAAATCTGTTAATCTAATTTTGTCCTTGGTCAAAGGTTCTTTTTCCTCAGGTTCTTTGGTCTCATGTTTTTTGGCCAAAGGTTCTTTGGCCCCAGGTTCTTTTGTCAAAGGTTCTTTTGTCAAAGGTTCTTTTGTCAAAGGTTCTTTTTCTTTGGCCTCTTCAGAAAAGTTTTCATCAAAAAAGTTTTCTTCGGAAGGCGATAATGGGGGTAATGGGATTGAAGACGGTTTTAATTTAAATTCATCAACTTCTTGCCCATTTATCATTTTGCTCAAACGTTCTAATACATAGGCTCGATTAACTAAATTTTCATCAAGTTTGTTTTCAATTAGACATGGTTCAATAAATTTAGTTTCATCTGAAAAGACATCATCAACCTTTTCTTTTCTTTTACATATTTTTACAATTACCGTTTGAAATTCTTTAGGATCCGGTTTACACAATGCAAGCCCCGTTGGATGAATTTTGCAATGAGTATTTTTACTTTCTGTTTCATCTGACCAAATAACTTGTTCCATAATAATATACTATAGTATATTATTATTGTAATTATACGACTTCCTAAATATAATACACTGGTATTACATAGTTAAATATTTTATTGCCATTTCACAAGCAATTTGTTCTGCCTTCTTTTTAATCTTATGCTTACCTTCTCCCAAAAATATGAAAACCTTTGAATTCACTGACATATAATCATGAACTTCTTGAAATCTAAAAAATTTACTATATGGAATTGAATTCTGGTGTGTTAATCCAAACACGGGCTGTCCCAAACATAAATAGACACCCATATGATACCCCGTGTCCATATTTTGTTCAGACACTTCCATATACTCTGGTGTCACTTTGAACTCTTTCTGGATCTTCACCTGCAAAATGTTCTTGAAATTGTCGTCATTTCTTATCAAACTCATCCAATCCACGTGTTTTTCAAACACCTTTTCTACAAATATTTGCGCCATCTGGAACCCAGGTCCCGATAAAAAAAGGTTTTTAAAAAGGTGTCCTTCGTCATTCACCTCCATCTTATTGTAATCCAGAAAAATAGCACCTAAAAATGCCTCAAACACGCATCCCAACTTTTTCAAATTAGTTCGCGTATCTTTCGACTCTGCATGTTTGGATAATACTACCCATTTATGTAGGCCCATTTCGTACGCTAATTTACCAATTGCTTCGTTCTTTACTAGGGCAATCTTTTTCTCGGTCATAAAGCCCTCATTCTCTTTAGGAAAACGAAGGTAAAGAACCCATTTAGCAATGAGTTCAAGAACCCCATCGCCGACGAACTCCAATCGTTCGTTGGATTTGGTATGCAAGGGCATGCAATCGACCGGTTTAGGGACAATGATAATATTGTTTTGCTGGTTTTCCAATTCGGGGCGGCGCAAATAAGACTTGTTGATGAACGCGCGACGATACAAATTGATGTTGGTGATTGGGACATTTATTCCGTATGTTTGCAAAATAGTTTCAATATCTTTGTGTTCAATTTCTTTGTTTAGCGGATTGTATGGGTCAAAAACGTAGATTTCCTTTCCGAATTCATTTTTTTCAATGCGAATATCATCATCCGAATTGAAAATAGATTTAATGGTTTGTTGAGACGACATATTTAGTAATAATAGTTTAGTAGTAATTATATGTTTATATGGTTTTGACAACTATAAAGGGAACCGTAGGTTCCGCTTCGCTTACCCCTTTTAATCCCTCCTTTTTTATTTTAAAGGAGGAGTAACGAAGGGGTAACGAAGGAGTAAAGGAGGGGTCATAGGGGAACCTTAGTTCCCTTACACCCTTAGGTTTTTTTCTTTTGGCTATATATAAAATGACCTTGTATAACGCCGCGTCAAGAGCTAGAAATGCTGGAAGTTTAATTAACCAAAAATCTGGAGGAGGAAACAAGAAAATGGGCTTGTTCCCTAGTGTTGGAAATGATTCATGGACCAGTGTTTATTATGGAAAGGTTCCTGGAAAGTGCTTTACTTTGGGATGCAGTCAGACATCCAGATACCCCGCCACTTGCGGAGTCAATAGACCTGTTGGTTCCACTGTGTTGGTTGGATGGCGTTGCAAGGCCTAAGTAATCTTATGGATGCAACTGCCCTTATGCACTCAATAATTTGGTGCAAATAATACATTTTTTTATAAACGTATTATTTATTTAATTATTTCTGCTTTGTCTTCGGTTTCTGCTTTGTCTTCGGTTTCTGCTTTGTCTTCGGTTTCTGCTTTGCCTTCCGCCGCTTTGTCTTTGGTTTCTACTTTGTCTTTGGTTTCTACTTTGTCTTTGGTTTCTACTTTGTCTTTGGTTTCTGCTTTGCTTGTTGCCGCCACGCTTGCTATCATTTTTTAAAGCCCAACTAATTAATTCTTTTTCAGTTCTCTCTCCATTGTAGTATTCAACTTTTCCACCAACTATCTTGTAGATTGTAGGATACCCATCTTGAACATCAACGTTTGCGCCATGTTGCTTATTTAGTTTATCCAATTTATCTTTTTCTGCAGCTTCAATGTCATCTGCAACCACAACTTTTCCACCAACTTTAATTTTCATTTGGTTCCAGGGTTCTACCAAATTATCGCAATGAATGCATCCATTCATATACAGCTTTCCAACGACTGTCTTACTCATTATATATTTTATGGATATAATATATTAAATGAATACAAAATTTATTCTGGTTTTTTCATTGGTTGTATTTTTAGCAGGATTGTATTATTACACAACATTTGAATCTATGGAAGCAATGTCTGCGACGTCTAAAGAAACTAGTTGTCCAGATTTGTTAATTCGCAAGGGCAACACGCTTCTCTTATACAACACTAAATCTAAAGAGGATCCGTTGCCTTTCTACAATTTGGACGAGTACATTAACTATTTAGAAATCCAACGCAGAGCCGGAACTGTGTGTCCAGTTCTTTTTCTCCAATATGAATCTACTACTCAGGGGACTGATGTATATAGAATGCGCCCAAGCCCTTTTGATTTGCAGGGCGGAACACCGCCCAACATTGACCCCACAGTCTTTGGAAAGCTATCATCCATTGATGGCAACCCCATCCAAGTTTTGGACGCCAACAGAGATGGTGCATATAATCAAGGAATGTATGCGGGGTTTGACCCTTATGGATTACACATGGGGCAACGTACCGAGCTGGATGTTGTGCATGAAAGCACTGCAAAGAAAGGTCCGGAAAGTGAGAACCCGATGGATTTCAACTGGGGCGGAACACAGGTCACTGAGAATGCTGTTAGATCCGGCGCCTACGCGGACAGATATGTCAGCAAACCGCAGTATTTTACACCCAAAACAACGTATTTGCCGGACATTTATGGAGCAGGGTCAAGGCCGCCGAATGAGGTGCCGGATGCGTTAAAGTCCCGACCAGAGTAGGGGAACGTAGTTCCCCCTACGACCCCCTCCTTCACTTCCGCCCATACTAATATTTTAAGGGAGGGATCATAAGGAAAGCAAAGCTTTAACCATAGGTTTCTCTTTAAGGGAGGGATCATAAGGGAACCTACGGTTCCCTTAAAATTGAAATATTTTGTATGCATTTTTTTTAAAAGCATAAATTCAAATAATCAATTAAAATAATCAATTCAAATAATCAATTAATTAATTAAAATGTTCTCTCAATTTTACGAATACAATATTCACTCGATGGAGACCCGTTTCAAGACCCAGATTTCGGAATTATTCAATACCCATTCGATGATAACACGAACTAAATCTATCCAGCTAGAACAGTTGTCTCTCAGCGATTTGGATACCATGTATAATTTGCCTTTATCAAAAACTGTATCAAGATGTGTGTTAGTCTTTGACACAGAGACCACTGGTCTCATCAATAAGTCATTGCTTCCATTGCAATATAAGGATTTAGCATTACATCCTTATATTACTCAGTTGTCGTGTGTTCTCTACGATATAGATAATCAAAAA